AAATTTAGTTTTGGTAAATTTGGTCTAAAATTTCTTTAAACTCTTCTTCCAATATACTTTTACTTTCTGCTAGTGATAATATTTCAACTAATCCTGTAAAAAGTTCCTGAACATTTTCAATATCAATGGGCATGGATACACCTTCCTTTGAAGGCAACCATTCTTCGTCAAAGTCTAAATAGTATTTTCGGAGAGAAAGGTATTCAACACCCCTAAAGGTGTTGATTACTAAACGGAGTTGCTCCGTATCTCCTTCTGTGATTACTCGTTCGTATTTTGTAGGGGCACTTAAATCAATCATTTTTAATTATCCTGTTTAATGGTACAATACTTGTCACATTATTAGGCATCAATAGACGATATGAGTCTGTGTCCCAGCAAAATAAGAGGACGGTGTCTTTAGATTCTTTTGCTCTATTTTTCTTTTCTGCTATATACTTTGTAGAAAAGTCTCTAGTGCAAATATTGTATTTTAGTCTGCGTGAATTCTTACTTCTGTAAGTGATGACTGCATCGCCTGCATCATCTAGTTTCTTTTTAAAGTCATCCTTTGTCATGTTTCCTCCAATTTTATCTAACAAATGATTATTTGAATTGTAAAATTTTTGGTTACATACTATGGATGCAAAAAACTAGGGTACCCTAAGATACCCTAGCTAAAAAACTAAAACTAATTGTTTAAGTTATTTACTACTGTGGTGAAGTATACTGCTGCTTTACCAGTTAGTTTTGAGATGATTGCTTCATCAATATCCTGACCTGCATCACTCAGCGCACTAGTCAAGGAGGATTGTGCGTCAGCAACACTTACTCTACCACCACCGCTTGAACCGCCTGAAGATCTAGCTGCTGGAGTTTTTCTTACATAAACACCTGCTTTTGTAAGAATCATTCTAACACCATTTGGAGATTCTTCTAGCTGCTCTGCGATATCTTTTACTATCTCCATACTATTCTCTGGAGTAGGTTCTTCAGCGACATACATGTCAACTGCTTCTTGTTTTTTCTCGTCTGTCCAAGACATTCTTTTTCTCCTGTTAATTGAGCCAAATCGTGATTTGTATTCTACTATGCTGTCTGTATTACGATAGCCTGGAGCCCATCCAGTTGCTTGTAATTGTTGCATATAAAATCTATCACTCATTAACTGTTCTTCTAAAATATAATTATATTATATAAAAATTTTAAGGCGGTGTCAAGAACTATTTTTCGTTTCCTTATGAAAAATGTCTTTTGATTGCTTCTAACTTATCTTCGGCCTCTGCTAATTTAGCAACCTGAGACTCGACAGCTTCCACAATCTCTGGGTGTTCCCCGATTCCGACAGGATTTCTTTGGTATGCAAGAACATTTGCTTTGCATACTGCGATTTCGCCTTCTAATTTTTTACATAATGCTTCTAATAAATAGTTCATATCTATCCCCTTGGGAGATTATCCCACCTGTAGAATTTTTTAGTTTCAGAATCCCAATACCAACCTTTATTTTTCTGTTTTTCTTGTGGAAGTTCTGATTCTACATACTTTGTAGCTTTTTCTTCTTCTTCTAATAATCTCATGTACCAAATTGCCATTATAATTTTTTAATTCCAAATACATAGTTGTCAGCAGCATCTTCTGCGTAAGATTCACTATGTCCTTTGTAAGTTTCTGTTTTAATAAACTCTCCATTCTTGTAGAAAGCACAGCCCCAATCTTCTCCTATTTTTATAGTGTCTGCTTGAAGGTCGCCTTTTACATATGAAGAATAAACATCAAAATTTTTATTACTTATCATTATTAATTCCTAATACTCCCTTTACAAATCCATCTTGAAATCTATCTATCTTATCGTCAAATAATATAATCCATGCTATGAAAGGGAACATAATAAAAAATATTACAAATACAATGAGAAAAGATAAAATAGGTTTCTTCACCATAATATTATTTCTATCTAAAGACGTAATTATTCTATGGCACGGAAACCAAATTTTCCACATAGCCAATCCTACGCCTGAAATATACATAGCGATTGCAAATTTAAATAAACTTAACTCCATATTGCTCCAAATGTCTTAGACTTCCTAAGTCATATGCGAGCTGAGATGAGTATCTTCCACCATATTCTATATGAGGAAAGAAAGTTCCTTCAAAATTGTTTTCTTCTATTGTATATATTAAATAACACTTTGCTCCATGTTTACTTTCGTAATCCATGTTAGTGTGTTCTCGTATAATTTTTGCTGGAAAATTCTTGCGAATTGCCCATACAATCTCTCCTTCTTTAAAACTATCACTTACACACTGTTCTGGAAGCATAGCATTTCGTATGCCTTCATAATCGGTTGAAGGTAGTTTCATTGGAATACCGACCCTATCTATTATTGCTTTTACAAAAGCAGGGGAACGATATATCGATTGTGCTATACTAGATACATTAAATCCTTCAATATACATTTGAGCTACAGTTTTTAATTCATCTTCACTCGCGGGTTTACCTTTGTTCATAGAGCGTCGTCTTTCACGAAACTCCATTGTATCACGCCAGTCATCTATAATTTTCTGAAGTCTGGTCGTGTTATACCTAATATTCAGAATCTCACAGGCTTCCTTTTTCGTGATAGGATTATCTGCTTCTAGTAATGATACTACATGTTGTATGTTAGTATCTGTTAGTTTTTCATGTGATTTACTTTTAATTGCCATCTTCACTCCCTAATAAAATAATTGTGTAATGAATGATTTTTAGTAAATCCTGTTCGTTTTTTCCGTTCTTCTTACCATATCTTTGAGCATACTTAATAATGTTTCCTATACAGAAACCATCAGCATGTCCTGCGTCTACAATAAACTCTGTAGATTGAATCTTATTCATAGAATAGTGAGCATCATAAGTACTATCTATATAGTGCTTTACCATTCTTAAGATTTTATCTTCTTTAAACTTATACTGGATTTTATTCTTTTTGAAAAGATTACTCACTAAGTGCTTTCTCCAGTTCTGTATAACCTCCAATTTTCTTGCCGTTCAGTATAATCTGAGGGAAAGTTCGAGCAGTCGGAAACTCTGCCATAAAATTCTTAGCATCGAAGTCTTCTCCAAGCATAAGATATCTTACTTCAGCACCTTTCATTTCTGCTAGATTCTTTGCCATAGTACAATAAGGGCAATTTGGTTTGCTATAAATTGTTATTTTCATTTTGCAGTTATTCTCCTGTCAGTCCATGCAAGTCCTTCGTCCCACCAATCGGGTTGTGGTCTGTGCGACCAGTTAGCAAAGGTTGCTTTATCTGTATGATAGTATAAACGATACGAGCCAATGACATCATTTTCATCTTTTAGCTCGTCTGGCATAGCCATGCCAAATGGAGTGAGTCCCTTGCGGGGCATATTTTTCGGTTCTGGCAGTTTATTGATTACTTCAATCACTGACTTGTGTAATTTGCCATAGCGATAATGGTATTCATCGTTAAGTGCATTTGCGTAGCAATGAACCCACTCAAAGTTATCTAAAGATGACCTTGTCCATATTGTGCAAGGATGATTGTACATCATTGGTAGATATGGAGTCAAAGGTCGTTCTTCCATTGGTAAATGTTTGATTTCAGATTTAGACTTATTTAGTACTTCTCGTTCTTCAGCATTAAGTGCACGAGGAACAAAACCTAGTAGATGGTCAATCCAGACAGCCGTGCACAACAGTTGAGCTGCTTCCAGCGGCATCTTGACGATATGCTTATCGACATGATACTCCGCGCACTTGTCTAAATCTTCATCTAAGTAAAATAAGTTCATTATCTAATCCAACATTTGTAGCCCGAGCATTCCTTTTTCGGTATGCCTGGACAGTATTCACAAAAAGAAAAACGACTACTCCTATCCTTGCGGAGAGAAGTAATCGTTTTCGGTTGTTTTTGCTTTTTGTTATTTTTCATAATATGTATATTATACAGAAAAATTAACCAAATGTCAAGAACTATTTTTATTTGCTACCAAAGGCTTTCCCTGCTTCGCTGATACCAAATGCACCTAAAGTAACTACTACGAATGAGGTGTAGATTGTATCAGAAATGACTAAATCTTGCCCCATAAAAGCAGTCACTAAGTCACATAATCCAAAAATAGTCATCAATCCAAAGGAAATAAATCCAATGATTGCTTTTTCATTTATATCATTGTCGTCTAAAAACAAATCCATAAACTTTCTTTTTGGTGGTTCTAGTTGAGCTTTGGCAGCTTTAGCTT